GTAGCAAGTGGCTCACTTGCAGCAGGTCAGTGTTCACTAGTCGCAACAGACAGTGATGGTAACACAGCATATGTAACTAAACTTACACAAAACTATGTAACATTAACAAACATTGATAGCACACAGTTCGCAACAGGCGATCGCGCACAGTGGGTCGATGACCAAACAAGTGCAGTAGAAGATGTAAGTGTTCAAATTGTAACAGCATAATTTTGCTATTGACAGACAAAGAGGTTACAGTTATAATAAACTGTAACCTTTTTTATTGACATGACACAATTTGGATTTGTATTAGGCAACGGTAAAACACGACTGCAAGTTGATCCTATAGTTCTTAAGAACAAAGGTCGTTTGTATGTGTGTAACCGCGCGGCTCTAGACATGGCGTATGATGTGTGTGTTGCAGTTGACAAAGAAATCAGTACTGAATTACAACACAAAGGCTATACTGTACACACAAGAACTAATGCCTTGCACACGCCATATGGTGTGCAAATACAAAAGAACGCAGGTTGGAGCAGTGGGCCTGTTGCCACAACCATTGCCGCACAAAATGGACATGCTTATATATTTTTAATAGGCATGGATCTCATCAGTGATACAAAATATGTTAACAACATATATGCAGACACCGAATACTATAAAACCAGTGATGCGACAGCAATTGCACATGCCAATTGGGTCAGTCAGATTGATACATTATTACGAGAATACACCAGCCAACGCTTTATACATGTAAATCCTCTGTGTGGATTTACGCCAAACAGTTGGTTACACCACACTAATTTTCAAACAATGACACTTGCACAGTTTGAGACTATGATAAATAATACAACAGAATGATGGATCTCTAATGGCAAAAACTGAAAGAATTACTGGTGCATATAACCTAAGCGCAACTGGCGGTATCACACTTGCCAGCGACACCACAGTAGGTGGTAACTTAACAATTACAGGTACCACAACCACAATCAGTGCCACCAACACTGAAATCAAAGACAGAGTGATTGTACTAAATGATGGCGAAAGTGGTGCAGGTGTAACAGGACAATACAGCGGTTTAGAAATTGACCGAGGCAGTAGTGACAACGCATTTATTGTATTTGATGAAGTTTCGGATACTTTTCAAATTAGTACAGATGGTGGCAGTACCTATGATAGTATTCTAACAGGTGTTGGATCAGGATTAACTTCAGTTGTACAAGACACATCACCGCAATTGGGCGGCGACCTTGACTTAAACAGTTTTAACATCATCAGTGCGCAGAGCAATGAAGATATTCAATTGGTGCCAAATGGCACAGGCAGAGTCACAATAGCAAGTGCGCTCAAACTTAATGATTTGGGCAGTGCGCCAGCAAGTGCCACAGGTGCAACACTGTTGTATGCAGACACTGCAGCAGGTGGCGGCAGTGGAGTTTACTTTGTAGATGGCAGTACCAGCGATGAGTTGGTAAGTAAAAGCAAAGCCATTGTATATGGATTGATTTTTTAAAGGACTTAAACTATGGCAATAGCACAACAAACAGTTGGTACAAGTGCAACAACAATTTATACAAGCAGTGGCAACAGTGCTACTACAGCAATATTTTTAATGAATAACAATGCAGCAGCTAGAACTGTTCAAGTTTATGTTGTTCCATCGGGCGGTAGTGCTGGAACAACAACACAAATCATTAAAAACTTGTCAATTGATGCTGCTGATACATATATTATTAATACAGAAAAACTTGTGTTATCAAATGGCGATACTATTCAAGTGACATCAAGTGATGATGCAACCAGTGTGTATGCAACTGTTAGTTATGTAGGTATCTAATATGCCAAGATTTGTAAAAACAAAAGACGTCACTACAAGTGTTAAAGCAGGTGCTGATGCAGGTGTTAGTATTCCTTCTGGCACAACAGCAGAACGCAGTGGCAACCCTATAGAAGGTGAACTACGTTATAACGAAGATAATAATGCACTAGAGTTTTACAATGGCAGTGCATTTACACAATTGAGTGCTGCCGGTGTAGTAAGCATCACACAAGACAGTTTCACAGGTGACGGTTCAACAGTGGCATTTACAATGAGTACCAGTGTCGAAAGTGATCAAACTCAGCGTATTGTTGTTGCTGTGGGCAATGTCTATCAGAACCCAGCCAGTGCCTATACACTGAGTGGTACCACAATCACATTTACAAGTCCTCCGGGCGACAGTGAAACTATCACAATTATCCACGGTTACGACAGTAACGGCTAAGCATAAATACATGTAACAAACCCTGTCACCTCGGATGTCAGCAGGTGATCGCAACATAGCGGAGTGTACTGGTATGGCTATTAGTCGTATTGGGGGTAGAGCCCTAAAAGCAAATCTAGAACGTGATAGCAATCTTACATTTAACACCGACACACTTGCGATAGATTATGCCAATGGTCGCATTGGTATTGGTACAACAACTCCAACCACAACATTAGATATTACAGGCAGTACCGCAATCAGTGCCAGTCTCACTGTTGGTTCGCAAGCAGATATTGATGGCATTCGTATTGTAGATAACAATATAATAGCAACCAGTAGCAACGATGACCTTGTGCTGGTTGCCAGTGGCACAGGTACAATCAATGTTAACAACACCAAAATTACAAATGTTGCAGATCCTACCAACAACAGTGATGCTAGTAACAAAGGATATGTTGACACACAAATAGCAGGAATTGGTTCTCCTAGCACAGGCATGGACTTGACATTGGGTACTCCGACAGACAGTGATCTAGTAACCAGTGGCTTGTACAAAAGTTGGACTACCAGTACAAAAATCACAGACAGTATTGATGATCTAAATGAAGTTGTACAAAATGTACTCAACAACACTGCAGTTAGCAATGTAGACTTTACAGCAAACACCACAGCAGGTGGTGCTGGAACAAGTGTTACACTAACCATCACAGCAGACGGAAATCCCAACAGATATGACATAACCTGGGGAGATGGTGATACCACAACAGGCACCAGTGATAGCACACCAACTCATACTTACGCTACCAACACAGGTTCGCCATTCACTGTAACAGTTAGAGCTTACAACAACAGTGGCAGTGGTAGTGGCAGTGAAGAAAGCAAGACACGAATAAGTTACATCACAATCTACACAGCAACACCTGTTGTAAGTTTTGATTTGTATAGAGCAAGTAGTGGTGGTAGTGCGCTAACGGGCAATGATTTGTATGTAATCGAAGGCGACAGTTTGTATATGGACAACAACACCACAAACATTGGTGCAGCAACAGTTGATTATACAATGGATTGGGGCGACGGCTCTAGTGATGATAGTATTGCCAGTGACAGTGATGCAGGTGGTACAGCAGGCGCAAGACTACAACACACTTGGGGTCAAGGCACAAACAGTAGTACCAGCAGAGACACTCTAACACTTACACTTAACAATCACAGCACAGCATTGCCAGCAGACATTCCTGCAACAGGTACTGTAACATTAAAAGTATATGATGATGCTCCAACTGCACCAGACGGCCTAAGCAGTAAAACACTGCCGGCAGTAAGCAGCACAGGTACAAATCCAAAACTTGCAAGTGGATTTACAGACAACACAAGTGGTGCAACAATAGCGGCAGGTGACACAGTAAACCGTGTAACCAGTGGAACAGCAGAAGCAGGCCCTGTTACAACATTTGCTTATGATGGCGACAGCGGAACACTAACTGCCAATGTAAATGGCAGTGGTGATGGCAACAGAGTCTTAACAAGTGGTGATGACAGTGGTACCTATACCAGTCTTGTTATTACAGACGAAAGCGATTATAACCTACTCAACTCCGGTGGATCAAGCACAACTTTTGCAGCAAGTATATACTATCCTGGATTGTACAGTGGATTTAAAGCAAAAGTAAGCAAAGCAGTCAGTGGATTGAGTGTTGGCGCAAACAGTTATCAATTGAGTCACAGTGCTACAGGTAGTACAAACACAGTAGAATTTGTTAAAGATGATCTAACAGCAAGCCCAACAGTTAATGTTGGTAGTGCAACAGTTACAGAAAATGTTGCTGGTACTTATAGATATATTAGTGGCATTCCATACTACAACAGTGGATCACCTAGTCTAACACTAGCAGGTGTTACCATTGATGATCTTGTTGGACAGTGCTATACAAACCAAAGCAACATTGTTGAAGTAGATGATGGTACAAATCAAGAAGGCACAGCCAGCAATGCTATCACAAACACAGATTATACATATGCAAACATAGATGGTGCAAGCACTATGTTATCTGGCGGCATACCCACTGTAAATGTTGGCACAAGCAGTGCATATGCTATTGGTAGTTTGACTGTGCCTATCACAAGTTCTAGTGTGCGTACAGTCAGTAGAGTTAAAGTTCGTGCAAGAAATGTCAATGGTATCAGCAGTTATAGCAGCGACATAGCAACAAACATAGCAGTACACAAGTCAGCACAAAGCGGCATCAGTGAGATTGCTATTGCGGTAGCAGATGCACTGGGTGCTACATATGATGATGATGGTGTGCGTATTTTTGATTTTAGTGCAGAAACCACAGACACACCCTCATATAATAGTGCAACAAATTTTTATACAAACAGTTTGTATAGTGAAAGTGCTGATCCAGGCGTAGCAGGCACACAAGAAGCAACCATTAGACTGGGTGTACTAAAACACGATGTAACAGATTATAGCAGTGGTTATTTGCCAGCAGGCCCTGATAGAAGCAGTGACACAGGCACACAGTATTTTACTTTTGCTTTCCGTAGGACCAGCGTTGCAAACTTTGATATCAACATAACATCAAGCGGGATTGCTGGACTTTGGATTGCAGCACCAGGCACAGGTATTGATAGTTCAAGTGGACTCAACGGTTGGTTGCGTGCAGATACAGCATATGCTGGAAGTGGACAACCAGGCAGTGACACAGGCAATGGTGGCAATGGTAGTGATGGATGTGCGTTTACAACAGGCGATAGAATACAAGCAAGCACTAGTTTAAGCGGTGGCTATACAATGACGCTGGGTACAGAAAATATGTCAAACGCACAAGACAATGTGGTACTAGTACGCATTGCTTTAACAAGTGGCCAAAGTGTAACCGCTCTTAGCATAGGAGTTGCTGCATAATGGCTATTACAGATACCCAAAAAGTTGACTA